ATGCCTGTAAAAAAAATGGAATAACCACGATTAATGAAGTTTTATCAAAGGGTTGCGATATAAATTTTGCGGATTACGATAAGAGGACTGCGCTTCATATTGCGTGCTCTGAAAAAAATATAGAACTTGCCAACTTATTGATTGATAAGGGAATAAGAATTGAAAAGGATAGATGGGGAAATTTGCCATTTGACGACCTTAATGAAGATGAAAAAACAATAATAAAAAAAAGCGGCAATCTAATATAATGTTATTGTATGCTATCCCGCTTGGTGTTGGATTTTTTTTAAATGCGATATCTTCTTGTTATGTTCAAAGGCGAGCGGAGTCACTTTTATTAAATCCATATGTCCCTCTTCCTGATTTAATTCATAGTAGTTTTCCCCGAATAAATACATTAACCCCGGATTACTTTCTTTTATTCTGTATAAGCGTATCTATTTTTAATTATTCTTCTCTCAAAGATCTTGAAAGAAATGTGCTATGTCTTGGACTATGTTCGATTATCAGATCTTTTAGTGTATTTTTAACTATACTGCCAACATGTATGCCAAAACCTAAACCTAGATCAAATCCAGATATGTATTCTAGATTTTTTCTCTCAACACATGATTTAATGTTCAGCGGACATACGTTATTTTTTATCGCTATCGGCAATGTTTTAGATACTTGGTATATACAGATTGTGGGACCATTTCTACTAGTTATTTCAAGACAACACTACACAATAGATGTTGTCGCATCTGGTTTAGTTGATTTCTACATCGACACAAAAATAGGATATACCCTTTGATTTTTTATTCTGAAAAACTAATTAATATCATTTACCGTTTCAAGACTGGCCAGTCGGTCTTTTATCTGTTCAAGTTTTTCAAAGATTGAAACTTTACTTGATTTTGTTCCAGCGATTTGCTTTGTTTTTAGATTTGGATGCTTTTCAATTCTAAAAAATTCACGATAGAGTTGTTTTTCTTTATTGTAACATTCCTTACAATAGTAGACATATTTAGGTAGCATATCATGGGTGATTCCTTCAGGCAATTGGCGTGCGTTTGTTTTGCGAGCTCTTTTAGTGCCTTGTTTTATACCTTTGCTATTTTCTTCCTGTTCTTTTCTTGTAGCCACACGCAAATTTTCATATGTATTATTTAATGGGTCTCTATCAATATGATCAACGCTTATATTCTTTGTTCCCTTTCCGTTTCCGTAACAACCCGTAATTATTTGGTGGATAAAGAGACCTGAGCTTTTGTAATGACAGCTTATATAACCATTGTTATCTCTATGAAATGTTAACTTTTTTGAGTTATTATGTTTTCTTTCGAAATCAATGAGTTTATTATAAGAATTGACACATAATGTTACTAGCGTTTTTGGTTCACAATACATTAAAATTTTTCTACTACCTTCATTATCATTAATATGCCATATGGGATTCTTCATAATGTAAGCGTCCTTTCCATTTCGAGAAAAGTGACCATTCATATAGGAAATAACATCATAATTTTCTTTGACATAAGAATGATATTCATGATATATTTCAATATTACATCGTCGCAGATCAAAAATATCTTTATTTTTAAACAAAAAATTTATATTACTTGGATGGTAATCGAAGAGAAATTCTCTATAGGTTATTATTTGTTGGTTTCGTTTATAATAAGGAAGTTGACTGTGTTCATCAAGCCTTGTAAATGTTTTGTCGTGATTTATAATTTTAAATAAGTCATCCATATCAAATAAAACTGTATTTCCGTTAATAATAATTTTACCACAGTTTAACTTCTTATCATAATTGTAGCTCATTGGATAATTCATACTATATGTTTTATATAGAATGAATCTTTAAATCATTATTCATACTAATTGATATTTATATTAGTTAGATTTAATTACTGTATGCTAAACCACCCATACCCGACATGACACGGAGGACGTTGTAGTTAGTGGCGTAGACGCGAACCTTGGCGGTGTTGGTTCCCTCGACAGTGGCGTTCGAGAGGACAAGCTGGAGGGTGGCGTTGTCGATGCGCGAGAAGTTGCACGATCCCGATGGCTGGTGCTCCTCTGGCTTGAGGGCGAACGAGTAGACGTTGACACCGGTGTCTGGTGTGCGTGTGTGGTGCTGGAATGGCTGGACAACATCGAAGTAGGATCCCTCACGCTCCGAGAAGCGGTCCTGGCCGTTAAGCTGGAGCTTAGCGACAACGACTGGGTTCATACCCCAGCAGTGGAGGTCGAGAGCAGTTTCGGCGAGGACGAAAGTTCCGGCATCCGAGACACCAACACCCGAAGTGGTAGCGGCGTTCTGGTTGAGGTGTGGCTGCGAGTAGTCACCGCCGGCACCGGCGGCACCCCATCCAGAGGCCTCACTGTTCTGCTGAGTGGCACCAGCCTGCTGGAAGATACCATCAACAGTGATGAAGGCCTGCGAGTTGTTACCGGCAATCGATTCCTCAGTTCCGAAAGCGTGGACGGCGTTTGGAAGAGCATCGACGGCGTCAGTGTAGTTGAATGGCTGAGCACCGAAGAGCTTGAAGAGTGGAGTTCCGCACTCGAGCGACGAGCAGTAGTCGACGTTAGCGTCTGGCTGGACAACCCAGACAAGCTCCTTGCATGGGTGGTTGAAGTTGAGCTTGATCTTGTTCGAAGACGAACCGACCGACTCATCACCAGTGAACTGAAGCTGCTCAATGAGATACTCGTGTGGGTTCTGGGCCATGCGGCGGCGCTCATCGGTGTCAAGGAAGACGTAGTCGACGTAGAGCGAAGCGGCAACGAGCGACTGAGCGTAGGCGGCAGTCACCTTTTGGCCAGCACCCTGGTGTCCATCTGTGCTGCAGTGGAGCGAAGAGACGGCCCAGAGGCACTCATCAATTGGGCGAAGGTCAAGGTTGATCTTGACTTCGTGGTATTGGAGAGCGATGAGTGGAAGGGCGAGACCTGGGTTACGGCAATACCAGAACTGGAATGGCACGTAGAGAGTGGTCTCTGGCAAGGCGTTGCGTGGAGCGCAAACCTGGCGTGGGGCATCACTGGAGCATGGGCCATCGACGTTGACGAAGGCTGGGTCAGTGATGTAAGTGAGCTGAGTGGTCTGACCGACCATGGCCTTGTAACCACGCTCCTGCTCGGCGGTGAGCGCAAGCTGGTTCCAGATGTGCATCCAGTCACCGTATTGGCGGTCGATGCGCTGGCCACCGATCTCAACCTCGACCTGAGCAACGAGCTGCTCACCTGGGAAGTCGAGCCAGCGGGCGAAGACACCCTGCGAGTTGGCGTTGGCCATCTGCTGGTTGATCTCAGGAAGTGTGACCTGAAGGTATGTGCGGTAGGCGAGGTCACCGTTGCGCGAGATGGTGCAGGTGACACGGCGACCGAAGTCGGCCTGGCCGTTGAAAGTCTGTTCAATCGATTCGACGGCGAAGTTAGTGTGGCGGCGGTAGGTAACCTTCCAGAAAGTGATCTGGGGGTTGCCGGTGAGATAAACGTCCTGGGCGCCATAGGCGACAAGTTGCATTAATCCTCCTCCCATAGTATTATACTATCCCTAAAGAAAAAAATTTTGCCGATTTTCAACTAATTAAAAATATCTAACAAAAAAACTAGATATTTTTTTTCACTAAAACCCCCTTCATTCTTGTAGGTTGTCAATATTTAGATTCATTTTTATGAATTTTTTCAAATAGGAATCCAGAAAAACTTCCTTTTTTCCTCCATGATTCTTCGTAAAGACGTAACAGTCATCGTTTTTTTTCACCTTCCAACCGTTTTCTAAAGCATTATAGATAAAAGCCATTTTATGAAACTTAATAATATCAACGTTTTCATTCAGTTCAAAATTGGATACTTCTTCCATTTATTAAAAATAGTATAAGAAAAAAACAAGAATATATCGTATAAAAACCATTTGGTTATGGCGTTCAAACCCAAGCCTAATAAGAAAATAGAAGCTTCGCCAATAATTACACTAGATAAAACTCACGAGGAAAAAATGAAAGAATTTCATCATAATGAAACCGTTATTATTCCTAATTTGGAAGAAAAATGTCGTATTATGGATGAAAATGGCGAATCTACTGCTAGTATTAAATCACAGATTAAAAAACTTAAAAATCTAAAGAAAAAATATTTATTGGACAATTCCAAACATATTTTTGATTATTTTGAGAACAAGAAGGATATTTCCACTAATTCTTCAAAACCAAAGATATTAGACAATTTTTTCGGTGTTAACAAGGAAAAAAATAAAGAAGTCCTTCAAAAACATAATGAAACAGTTAGCACTTATTTCAAAAGCATTGATCCTAGGTATCTAAATATTGATGCCTACTATTACAACAATGAAGTATGTGAGCAGTGTAATGAAGGCGAACTTATTCCGATTGAGTATGAAGGAATCATGGTTTGTAATAAATGCTTTCGGAACACTCCCTATATTTTTCAAAAAGAAAAGCCGTCTTATAAGGAACCACCTCAAGAAGTTTGCTTCTATGCCAACTCAAATCTCGGATGAAATCATTGATAAAATTAAGCTACAGATTGCCAAAGAGAGAATTGAGTTGTCGCAGTTGACTAATGCGAAAACTAAAAGCATTTTGAAGAAATTGGGCTACAATAAATATTATGAGCATATACCATTTATCAAAGACCGCTTAGGTATTAAGCCTCCAGTTATGACCCCCGATCTTGAAGATAAGCTTTGTTCATTATTTTTGGAGATTCAGCGACCTTACTCGCGCGTATGTCCGGATAACCGTGTAAACTTTTTGAATTATTATTACACTATTTACAAGTTGTGTGAAATGCTAGGCCAAGACCAGTTTCTACCCTACTTC